GCGGCAAATTTGCGTGCGCCTGCTTCGATGTGGAACACGGTCAGTTCTGCACCGATCGCAAGGATTTCCGGGTCGATGCCGCTGTTGATTTGGTTCTTCAGCTTGTCCTTCAGGCGCGCGGCCAGTTCGGCGCGGCGGTCTTGACTGACAAGCGTGTTGGTCGCGCCATAATCAGCTTTCGGCTTTGCGACGTTGGGCTTTTCGTTCTTGATCGCTTCTTGATCGGGGGCGTCAACCTTCCTTGCTGCGGGGGGGGTCTCCCCCCGCAGATGGGTATTGCTTTCAATAAGCGGCCCCATGTCGTCAGCGCGAACAAAGGTCGCAATGACATCAGCGGTTTTGAGAATAATCTCGTTTTGATCCACGCCATAGGTTGCCTGATTACTGGCAATAATAGCGACATGCTTGCCAAAATAACCGCCACCCCTTGGGTTTTTGATGATTCCAGCCTGCTTTAACACCGCTAGCACGCTGTTAGCATTGTCGTCAATTTCGATTGCTGACGCACCGTCAAGTTTTTCGTTTGTGGGCTCGCCATCGTCCCAAACGCGGGAGTCGGGAACGTCATTTCCGACCTCCAGCGGATCTTCAGTAACTCGCAAACCTACATAATCATTGTCGATCTTGGCTTCCGAAACCGCTTTAAGGATAAAGTTTACAGCTTCTCCTTCTGTCATGTTGCTATCAGACGCCGCCTCTGGCTTCTTACCCAGCGGTGACATGCCGTCCAGCGGCGCGACCTGCGGCGGCGATGGGCGGCGCGTGGCTGCGGCGGCCTCACGCTTCTTTACCGGCTCGGTGGGTTGGGTGTGATCCGCAGTCTTGATCCAGTTCTTGAACGTGTTGACGTTCGTGGCGGTGAAAGACCCAATGCGGGCCTTGCCCTTGCCGTCGCTGAACACAGCCTCGTAGATGCGCAGCGCGGCGGCCGTGCTGCCAGTGCCGATGATAACCTTGTGTTCGTCAAACTTGCCGGTCTCTGCGTCGACCTGGTTGACGATCACAACGGTATCGCTGCCGGGCATTTCGCCCATGTAAACGTCGATGTGGTCGCCGTCCGCGCCGGTCGTGCCTTTGATGTAGCCATAGTCGGCGGGCATGGTGACAGACCATGTTTCGCCGTCGCTATCCGTGCCGGTGCGCTCTTGGCCCTTCTCGGTCTCGATGGTGATGTCCAGACCGTTCCAAGCGACGTGCTTCATCTTGTAATTGCCTGCCTCCTTCTGCCCCTCGGTGGGGTTCGAGTCGGCTGTGTTATCTTCATCAATCAAGGCGATATAATCGCGGAAGGCTTTAACCTCGCCCTTCACCACATCACTCAAGTCCGGGCCAAGGTCGCTTAGTTTCCACTCTTTGACGTTGCTGTTGGTTACTTTCACGCGGCCCTTGAACCGGGTTTGCGATTTTGTGATTGTGAAGCTGATGTCACCATCGGCACCTTCATCCATAGCAACGTCTTGTTGCCCGGACGTATACCATCCGTCACCTTCGGCGTTGGCGGGCGTAACGATACGGTTGATGTCAGAGATAGCCTTGGCGCGCGGCTGGTCGGCGGCGTTGGCGGGTGCAGTCTCGGCCTTCGGTGTCCTCCGGCCAGACTCCTTGAGCATACGCTCGACCATGGCAGAGGGCGTGATATTCCCTGCGGGGTAATCGTTCGGCCCCATGAACTTGTTGCTTTCGCGGGTTTGGTGAATGATGAATACGCCGTTGTCACGGCTTGCCATGCTGCTGCCTGCATTGACGTTCAGCGACACGCGCATCCCGTTCGGGGCGATCATATTCACATAGACATCGCCAGACCCAGCCATGCCGCCAGCATTGTAGGTGACGGGTGCTTCCTCTTTGAACTTGGCGTTGGTCTGCGGCGTAAAGCCTTCGGCCTTTGCCAGCGCCACAACGCGCTTACCCCAGCGCATCGCGTCATTCTTGAACGCCTTCTTGCCGGGGGCGTCTGACCCATCCTCGCGGGTGCCGCCATCTGCGTATCCGGTCGCATCGCCCGTATGGTCGCCCATGGGGTCGTCAGCTTTGACCGGCCCGGCCTTTGTGGGCGCGGCTGCGGCTGGCTTGGGATCGGCCACACCGTCGCCAGCTTCGTTCAGTTCGGGGTATGGGTTAGGCGCGGCTGTGAGTGCTGCCTTCGCCGCGTCCTTGACGCTCATGCCCTCATAGGCTGGGTCGATCTTCTGCGCGGCGTTCATGCCAAGCGCCTCTTTCACTTCATCCACGCGCTTGCGAGAGAATGACCAGCCCTGCTCCTTCTCCTGCCATGTGAAAATGTAGTTCTTCACCACTGGCGGGTTGTCTTTGCCGCGACCGGTCAGGATTGCCGCCTTGGTGCGATAGTCTTTGATTTCCAGCTTCGTTGCTTCACTTGCGCCACCTTGCGCCACCTCTGGTTTTGGGGTGGTGACGCGCTCGGGTTTGGCTGGCGCAGCGGCAGTCGCGGCATCTGCATCAGGCATATGCGCGGCTAGATTGGCCTTATCCCAGCCATTATACCAAGCCTTAGAGGAAACTTCACCAAACTCGGAGCGCATTTTGGGCGGCACTAGGCGCTGATAGCCGTCTGCATAGCTCTGGCCGCCGTGTGTGGCGGCTTCGCTCTTCGTCAAATCCTTTTCCGGCACCACGAATGGCGCCGTCTGTCGGCGGCGCTCTACGCGCTGCGCCTCTGTTGCGGGCGCGGCGGCAGGCTTTTCACGCTGTTCGATAAGGTCGGCAGCTTCGGGTCCGACCATCTTGACCAATGCGGCCTTCACTTCGGCTACGCGGGCGGTCGTCTGCTGGGATGGCGCAACGGAATCTGCTTTCAGCGCGGCATTGAACTCGGCCACCAGCTTAGACTTAGGCCCCATCGGCGCGGGACTCGCATTGGCGTCCGATACAGGCGCAGACGGTGCAGACTCGTCCGCTTTTACCTCGGATCGGGCGGGCTGCGGTAGATCAGGCGCTTGGGCGGCAGGGCTTGGCGCTGTCGCGGGCGCAGCGACGGGTTCACTGGTATCCTGACTCGCTGCGGCTGGCGCAGGTCCAGCAAGAACGGGTGATTGGGCGGGAACATCAGGCTTGCGATTATCTGCAACAGGTTCATCAGGTGCGGCCTCCATGCGCGGTGTGGCGACAACGCCGTCGCCCTTGGGGTCGTAGGTGTATTCCTCTGGGTTCAGCCCGCGCCGCTTTACGGCCAGACGCGCGGCGTCCTCGCTCAAGAACGGATCGCCGTTGTTCTTGGTCATCGGTTCGGACCATGTGTTTGCAATCTCGGCGGCCTTGGGGGCTTCTGGCTCTGGCGCGGCTTCGCGCTCGTCGGCCAGCTGCGTCGATAGGTGCGTTTCCAGTTCCACAAGATCAGCGTCAGGAATACCGGCCATGATCCCGGCGTCGATCATGCTGCGGGTCTCGGTGGCGGTCTTGGGCAGTTTGATGGGGTCTCGCTGCGGGACGGGTGCCGGGGCGGGACGGGTCTCGCTCTGGGACGCCTTGGGCTTCGCGGCTTCTTCCATGCCAGCAATACGGGCGCTGTCAAATTCCTCGTCGGTCAGCAACAGTTCCTGCCCACGGTCGCGCACAACAATGCCGCCTTCATCTTCACGCAGGAAGGTGACAGGCACATCGCGCCCGTCGCCGTCGCGCAGGTTTACCGCGGCACCGGGCTTTAGGTCTGGGAAACGCTGAATTGCTTCGACGGGTTCGGCCACTGGTGGCGGGGCGAAGGATTGCGCAGTCTCCATGGGGCCAGCAGGCGGGGCGGCAGGCGCAACCGGCGCGGGTTCTGGCTCAGGTATAGGGCCACTGCCAATAGGGACTTCTGGTGGCGCTGGCGCAGCCTCCGGTCCCGGTGCCGGTGCCGGAACAACGTCGGGGGGCGCATCTGCCTCACCTTCGCCACGGATGCCGCCAAGCGCACCCAGCGGGCCACCTGCCATAGCGCCCATGATGAAATCACCAAATGTGTTTTCAAATGGATCGAGGCCCATCCCGGTCGCAAGGTTCAGGCCAGTGACGCCAGCCACAGATTCCGCGACCTCCTGCGTACCTTCTTCGACGGCAGAGATAGCGGCTGTGCCTGCTACGCGGGTTCCAATGCCCCGGCCTGCCAGTGCGCCAACACCTTTCCCTACAATGCCAGCCGTAAACGCGCCGCCTGCACCAGCGATTGGTGCGGCAAACAGGCTTGCGACTTTCTCGCCTGCCTTGATTAGACGCTTGACCGCTTGATCTTCGGGGATGCCCGCCTCGATCATGCGCTGATAAATTTCAGAGTTAGCCTGCAACTCTCCGCTTTCGGCCAGCTTTTGCAATTCTTCGCGCGCGTTCTGTGCCGCGCCCTCGCCGCCCTGCCCTGCGCCGGTTACTCCGGCAGCAACCATACCAGTCGCGCCGCCGCCGGTCAGGACGTTTGCAGCGATAACGGGAACAAGGTTGCCCAGAACACCGACACTCAAGGCCGTCAGTCCGCGCAGCGATGGGTTCTCGCCCATTGACCATGTGGACGGCTTGAACATGTCGCCTGTGATTTCACTGCCTGCAAGCGCGTCCTTGGTGGTGTCTGACACGTTCTCGCGGACGTTCTTGCCGTCGTCCATTAGCGCGCCGCCAGCCTTCTCGAACAACCAACCGATACCGCGAACAGGAAGGTCAACGATGTTGGTCAGCTTTTGAATGGCGTTCTGCGGGTCGTCATAGAGTGGATCGCTGCCACCAGTCGTAATACGGCCAACGCCGGAAATCGCCATACCCGTGCCTTCAATGGCACCGCCAACGCCCATGTTTACCGCATCGGTCGCAAAGTAGTTGTCATTGCGCGCGGCGTCCTCGGCCTGCTTCTCTGCGGTCGGATACTCGCTGTCCGCAATGTCATAGGCGCGGTTCATCAATGCTTCTGCGGCCTTCGGGTCGCCGGTCAGCATGGCAAGGGCCTGCGATGTGTCGCGGCCTTGCGCCATGAGTTCTTGCAGCTTGGCGGTCTGGCCCTTCACTGCCTCGGGATCAAACGTCCCATCTTTGGCGGCGCTCTCTGCCAGTGACCAGATAAGGTTTGGTGGCAGCTTTGTTTCACCAGCCAGGCCATCAAAGAACTCGCGGGGGGTGGCCGGGGCTGGTGCGGCTGTCTGCTCTACCTCCGTTTTGCCGGGCAGACCGGGGGCAACGGCACCGCGCACGCGGGACATCACCTCTTCGTTTGCAGCATCAACGGGATTTTGGGTGAACAGATTGCGCGCCATGGACGGCCCCTTTCGAGGTCAGAAATGGGGCGCGTCCTGCGCGATGTGTGCAATGAATACAGGATTTAGGGGTGTTACGGCAAGCGAGAAGGCTTGGATAAGCACAACACGCCCCCTATCTAATTCAGACAGGAGGCGCGCATGGCATTTTTATACTACACGGCGATCTTATTCGGGGTTCCATCCTTTTTCGGATGGATACTGTCGATGTTCACCGATGATAGAACGCGCGGCTTTTTCTTCGGCTTTGTGATCGTATTTATCTGCGTCGTGATCGGCGCGAACGCCTAGCCAGGACGCCGCATAGGTTCAGGCGGCGCTTGCGGCACATTGGCCGGCGCAGCCCCGATTTGTGCCGCTGCGGCATCTTCTGCTGCGATACGGGCAATGACGGCATCCATCTTTTGTTGCTCCGTCATAGGAGTGCTGTCCTCATTGGGGGGCCAACCGCCTATGTTCTCTTTGGCAAGCGCAGCGGCGGTATCCGCAACCCGCTTCACATCGTTGCCCTTCAAGCCTGCCGTGACCATTGCCTTGCGCACGAAGTCAGCAAAGTCAGCTTCACGCTCTACTGCATCTGTGCGGATTTCCGCAGCTTTGCCCATCTGCTCAATCCGGGTCTCAAAAGCCTTTTCCGGGTTCAGCATGTTCAAGGCGTCCATGACCATTTCGTCCATGGTCTCCCATCGCTGCACAAACTCGTTGCCGTCGCCGTCGCGGAATACAACCTCGGCACCGGTGATGTTGCCTTGGTCGTCCTTTTCGAACTGCGACTGGTCTTTCACCAGCGTCATACCGTCGCCAAAATATCCCTCGTTGTTGTAGAGGTCCATGACGCTATCGCCAAAGCCTTCCATGTCGCCTTGGCTGGCGAAGTAAGCGGCGCGGCCGTAGCTTTCCATCCCGCGCTTGGTGTCCTCGCTCTCGATCCAAGCCTGATAGTCCTTAGCCTCGGCCAGCATCCCGCGCCGTGCAAGCTGTTCAGCGACGTAGGGCGCTCCTGTCTTGGCGTATTCCTCCATCCAGCTACCCGCCACCTGATCGGCCCGGCGCATACGTTCGCCTTCCAGCGTTCCGCGCGGCGGTGTTTTTGGTGCGCCTTCGATGGCATCCGATAGCGCATCGTTAGACGGCAATGCCGTGTCAGACAAAACCTTGCGCGTGTCGGCGGCGATCTGTTCAACCTCCTGCTTTGTCGCTGGCGTTGCCGGGGTCGCACCGGGGCTTGTATCAACCGCAGGGGCCGCACCGGTTGTAGTCGGCATAGGCAAGCCAGTCGTCGCGCCGCGCGTAAGAGCCGCGTCAGGTGCAGACTGCATGTCAGGGCGCTCATTGGGCTGGGCCCGGTATCCCTGCGGCGCACCGGGGATAGCCTCATAGCCGGGGGACGGCATGGGGGCATCAGTCATGGGGCTACTTGGCAGGTTCGAGATACCTGCAGGCATCTGATCGGGGGCGGCTTGGCCCGCAAGGGTCAATGGCTGGCCTGCGCGGGGCGGTGGAATACGATCAACTGGCCCCATGGCACCACGGGGCGCGCGGCGCACATCTGGCCCCGGCATAGTACCGGGAACCTGCCCAACGCCAACAGCTTCATTGCGGCCCTCGGACAAGGCGCGCAGGTCAAGGTCAGACTGTGAAGGCCCGGCCACTGGCTGCGGACCTGTGCGGCCTTGCATGACGCGCTGATAGTTCTGCTCGATCGCTTGTGGTTGAAGCGATCGCACATAGGCATCGGGGTCCATGCCCGTCCGGGCTGCGGTAACTTGAATCGCCGGGTCTTGCACCAGTGCCGCAACCTTTGCCTCCATTGCCGCACCAATTTGAGACATTGCACCTCGAGCCGGGTCGGCAGTGATCGGTCGTCCTGCTGGATCTCGCGGGCTTTTGGACGATACGCCCAGAACGTCCAGACCTGCATCACCAGCCAGCGCGTCGTCGCCTGATCCGCCGACAACCGGGGGCATCGTGCCGCGCGGGGCCGACATGGCTTCGTCCGTCATTTCGCCAGCGGTGGTATAAACGTCTTTTAGGTCTTGGCGCTCAGTCGCAACGCGGTTGCGTTCTCCAACCTGATAAGTCTGGTCTTGCTGGGCCCATTCATCGCGCTGATCTTCGCGGCGGTTCCGGCGCGTGCGATCTTTTTCAGCCAGCTTATCCAGGCGGTCCCGGCGCTTCCTGTCCTCTTTGCCGTCCTTTACTTGGGACGCAAAGCTATAGCCCCGAAATGCGCCGTCGATGAATGATCCAATGCCGCGTGCGCCCATGTTCAGGCCCCCAATTCTTGAATGACGCGATCTAGGTCGCTGTCGGTTACACGCTTGAAGCCTTCCCACTCGGCGCGCAGTCCTGCGCGGCGGGCGGCGGGGGTTTTCCCTTGGGCGATACGTTGCCTTGCGAGATAGGTTGCCATGTCGCGCTGCGTGCCTTCATCGAACGGCGTATCTGGGGACAGGCCCATGGCCTTCGCTGTGCGGCGCAAGGTCGTGCCGACAATCTGTGGCGCACCCATTGGCGTAGCAACACGGCCAACCTGCCCTTTGACCCACTGCCCGTATTCTCCATCGGGCGCAGCAAACTCGCTGGCCTGACCGATTGTCATTCTCGCAACGTCGACGCCCGCAAACTTGCCGCCTTCCTTTTGGCTATGACCAAACAAGGTGGAAAAGTTATCAGCCCCTTCCCGCTTTGCCAGCAGGCCCCAGAACGTATTGTCTTTGGCCCCTGCATCTGCAGACCGTTCGGCGGTATAGAAATCAGGCATTGCGCCCCGCGCCGCCCTTGGGCCGCCTGATCCGTCAGTTGGCATCAACGGCGGTGTGCCGCCTGCGCCGGGGGTGTAAGACGGAGGCGGGGACCAAGAGGGAAAGTCAGACTGCGGGGCCGCGCCGCGCGCCTCTAGCGCAGTGATCTCACGATCCCGCAACTCTCGGTCGGCCTTACGGTCCTTCATGTCCATGCCCATCATCAGGCCATTACCCATGCCCTGCGCGAAACCACCTAGCGCGCCCATTATGCGGCCGCCTTCATGGCACCGCGGGGCTTTGCCATTCTATCAACCTTCTTAGACAGTTCCTGCGTGGCCCCCATCAGAACGCCAATCGCATCGACAACCGGGATCGACTTGCCGTCGCCCTTGCCTGTCGCGGCCTTGAAATCCTCGGCGTATGGCCCGGTATGTGATCCACCGTCCGCGATGCCCTGCTTGTAGTCCCAATCCTCCACCGGCATCTTGTTCACGGCCTTGAGTGCGCCGCGCGCCGGGCGCTTGTTCTTTTTGTAATCCTTGGACGACATCATAATTGCAGCGCCAGCTATTGATCCCAAGCCACTCATAAGACCAGAACTAGCGTCTTGGTTGGCTTGGTATCCCTGCATCTGCTGATTAAACTGCGTGTTGAGAAGCTGAGCCTGTTGGCCGTAACCAGACATTGCCCCCTTATACCCACTGGCAGCGGTTGCGGTGGACATGCGCAGGCTTGACGCTGGGTTTACAGCAGACGCTTGCCCTAAATTGACGACTTCTGCCATCCTGCGGCGGCCCTCGTCGCGCACAGCGCCACGCGCCATGTTCCCCGCGCCAGTTGCGGCCAAGCCTTCAGCTATGCCCGTTGCGCGCTGTGTCTCTCCATATCGCCCAGATCGGGGGTCAACGCCCATCGCTGACATCTGACGGTCATTAATGTCACGCGAGATGTCGCCTTGTTTGCGGACGCTGGAAATGGCGCGATTAGATTCGCTATCCCGTCTATCGGCGGTATCGTAGTTTTTAGCTTGCCTAATGAACTTGTTTTCGATCGGGCGAAACTTGTTCATGTAGCGGTTGCGATCTTGCCGCGCCCACTTGTTTGAGATTTTAGCTTGGCCCTTGGACCATTTCAGCATGTCCTGCCCGGTTTTCGCTGACTTCAGCGCAGCCTTGCCGATTGCTGGGTCTGCTGTTGGTGCTGATCCTGATCCGCCGCCCATTACGTCACTCCAATGCCAAAGGCCGCATCAGGCGGCTGTTTTTGCTGGTTGAGGCTGGGTGTGGGGCATCCAACGATATGCGTCTTTAAATAGCACCATAACGATCGCATCGCTACCGTCGATTGATCCCTGCCGGATTGTCCCTGCTATGAAGAACCCAGACTTGAGGGCCATGATCTGCGCGGCCACGTTCCAAGCCGCGATTGGTGCAGTCAGCTTCTCCACTTTCAGCACATCAAAAGCGTAGCGGTGGATGCCGTAGAGGGCATCACGGCGTGCGCCGGCCGTGCCGTTCATCGCATAGTGAAACTCTGCGCCAGCGGTGCTGATGTTCTGGAACACGGCCAAGGCGGCAAAATCACCATCCACCTTTACGCCAAGCGCATGCGCGTCAGGCATAAACCCTGTGCTTCGCGTCAATTCTGCGGCATCTGATAATAGATCGGTCTGGTTTGCTGTGGTGAAGGTAACTGGCATGGTGGGGTGCCTTTCTATTGTGAGGGGTTACGGTTCAGAAACGATAAGCAGAGCTCTGTTCTTTTCGAGGGTCGCCAGCGCGTCTTTGAGCTCGGAATCCCACGCTTCGGCGCAGTGGTCGCGCACGCCAAACGGCGAAAACACAGCGTTGATCCAAACGCGACCGCGCGGCCATTGTTCGACGTAAGCACGGGCGCTGACAGTTTGACGTGTGCTGCCGCCCAGAAACGCGGCGTTCACGAACCGTGACCCGATCTGCGCCAGCATCTCTGCAACGCGCCATGCGATATAGAGGGGGCGAGGCAGGCGCATCATGTCGGCTGCACCACGGGCCACAACGTATCGTCCGTGAAATCAGCAGGCGGCGTGGCAGCCTCCTTGATCGCGCGGGCGGCAAAGACGTGGGCGGCCTCATGGGCCATAGCGGTCTGCGAAACAGCGAACATGCCCTGTGCATCTAGGGGCAATACCATGTTGTTCTGCAATATCCAGCCAAAGTCAGTGCTGCCGCCGTGCCAACGGTAATCTCCTGCCAATGCGCCGGACCCAATGGCAAATCCGGCCATTGCCGCCGCGCCAGTCACACGCGCCCTGGTCGCCTCGTCCCAGTCGAACTTGCGGGGGCCGTAGTAAAACCCCGCGCCAATCCGCCGATCACGTTCCCGGTTGACCCGCGCCGCAAATTCCGCCGCGACAATTGCCGGATCGCGCCCAAACTCAAGCATGATTAAACACCTCATTTATTGCGGAATAAGGAAAGGGCTGGATCACTTTGATGGAATACCGCCCCGGCGATGCAAGCCGCACATCGCCGGGGCTGATTTCTATCGCCTCGCCATCCCCATTTTCAAGTGTGGCAATTGCATCCGGATGCGTATTGTTGAAGCCGATCACATCGCCCGATAAGATAACCGCGGACACCGGCCGCAGAGTAAATTCACCCGCCACAACATAATGAAGAAAGACGTAATCCACAGGGATCACATCAAGATCGAGACTGCCCTGGCCCTCGGCCAGTATGGCCTCAGCTTGGACCGTGACAACCTCACCCGACGCCAAATCATAAATTGCGTAATTCATCGTTTCACCATTTGCACCCGAATTAACCCCGAATCAACACCGCGCACGCCATCCCCGACACGCGCCTGTAGCTTGAAGGTTTTCACCCCATTGCCGGGGCTTGTTTTCATAAAGGCAATGCAATTGTCCGCCGCCCATTTTATGGTTTTATCAGGATCGCCACCACCGGGGCCGGTTTCACCGTAAACAACCCTTGTTTCACCCGTCTCCAAAAAATTGCCAAAAGAGCTTCCTTGATGCGTGACACGGTATTGGAGCTTTTGGGTGTCCTTCGTGAAAGAATACGCGCTTGAGGCCGTGACTAAACAAAATACATTAAAGCTTTCTTCACATTCCAGATTAACAGAGCAGATATCAACCCACCCATCGGAACTATAAACGGCCTTTTGCGACGTTCTGATTCCAAAATTTGCGACCGTAACCGCATTGCCTTTGATCTGCAGCGTATCGACCGTGGCATTTGCGATGTGCGCCCCTGCCGCTGTGATGGAATTAGCTGCAAGTTCTGACGCTCGGATGGTATTGGCCGCGATCTGACCTGCTGTTATAGTGTTAGCTGCAATTTCTGTGGCGGTGATCGTGCCGGCCTTGATCTCATTGGCGGTGATCGTGCCGGCCTTGATCTCATTGGCGGTGATCGTGTTGGCCGCAATCTCTGCTGCTGTGATAGTCGCGGCTTTAATTTCAGCCGCAGTGATGGTGCCCGCAACCATCTTGTCGGCGGTCACGGAATCCGAAACTATTCCGTCGCCGTCGATCAGCGTGGCCGCTCCTGCGGTATAGGGGCGGGATGTCGTCGCGTTCGCATGGGTTTCCGCGAACATCGGCTTGGTCAAAAAAAGGTAGGAATTTGTACCTGAATTGGTGCCATTTTTACGGGCAGACATCTGGGCAAAAGCGGCATTAGCTGGTGCCTGTGCGATCACCGTGTAGCGCGGCCACAGGTCGGGGTTTCCACCCGATGATGGAATAGATGGCAGAGCTATACTTGACGCAGAAATGAACGCCCCATCGGCCTCGCGCCAGAAAATATAAAGGTTTCCGGTGCAGCGGTGCGTCGAAATGCCCGCAGACAACTCGTAATAAGCCCCCGGCGCTACGGGGATTGCACGATTGTCTATGCTGCGGTCTGTTTCGACCTGAACATTTCGGGCCTCGGCATAACCAACGCTTTCCGCGTTCGACTGGGAAAGCATAATGGTCGGATATGTCTTGCCTGCCCATGAACTTAAGGGGGGACGGATTGATAATGCTGTAGCCAAGCCAGCAGCGCCAGACGTTTCCAGCTTGAACCCCAGCAGCCCCTGCTTGAATTGGCTATTGGCGATCATGTTTCCGCCTAAGCCAATCAGCAAACTATCAGCAGACACCTTGCCTTTGAGGTTGATAAAGTTTGCTTCCAACTGCGCCACGGATGCGCCGCCACCGGGGGCAATCAGTTGTAGAAGTGCGCCGCTCGTGCCGCTTTTGACCTCAATCGTGTAGAGGGCATCAACGGTGCCTTCGAGAGTGGAAATGGCGCTGCCTTGCGCACTGACAAGCGCAGACGTGCCGCCGGAATTGACCTGCAATTGCGTCAGGAAAGTGCCAAGACTGGTGCCGGTCATGGCACTGGATTTAAGGGCGCGAATATCGTCTATCCGGCCCGTCTGGGTGCCGACATTGTTGGTCAGTGTGTTCGTGGTTGCTGTAATCGCGCTGTCAGCATTGGCGCGCGCCGTTTGTTCAGCTGTGATTTCGCTTTCTGAATCGCCCACACGGACAGACAGCGCGTTAGCTGTAGTGACGATTGCCGAATCTGCAGAAGCCCGCGCCGTTTGTTCATCCGTGATCCCTGACTCGGCGTTGGTGACGCGAGTTGTTAAAGCATTTGCACTGCTGACAATCGCGCTGTCCGCATTAACGCGGGCTGTATTGTTCGTCGTGATCGCGCTTTCCGCAGACCCCATCCGCGTCGTCAATGCCGTGACCGTTCCTGCGGCGGCAGTGTCAGCATCAGCGCGAGTCGTCTGCTCTGACGTAATGGCGCTTTCGGCCGTGGATACGCGGCTGGTAAGAGTATTTACGGTGGATGTGATCGCGCTGTCGGCATTCGAACGGGTGGTTGCCTCGGCGGTGATGTCCGCTTCGCTATCGCCTACACGAGTCGTGAGGGCATTTACGGTGGATGTGATCGCGCTGTCGGCATTCGAACGGGTGGTTGCCTCGGCGGTGATGTCCGCTTCGCTATCGCCTACACGAGTCGTGAGGGCATTTACGGTGGATGTGATCGCGCTGTCGGCATTCGAACGGGTGGTTGCTTCGGCGGTGATGTCCGCTTCGCTATCGCCTACACGAGTCGTGAGGGCATTTACGGTCCCGGCAACGGCACTATCTGCGTCTGCGCGGGTATTTTGCTCCGTTGTAATCGCGCTTTCCGCCGAACTGACGCGGGTGGTTAAGGCGTTCACCGTGCCTGCCGCTGCCGAATCTGCGTCCGCGCGGGTGTTGGCTTCGCTGGTGATCGCCCCTTCGGCCGTAGATACGCGCGTGGTTAAAGCCGTGGCGCTGGCCGATATGGCACTGTCAGCATCAGCGCGCGTCGTGGCCTCGGACGTGATGGCACTCTCGGCGGTCCCAACGCGGGCCGTCAACGCATTCGCTGTATTGACGATTGCAGTATCGGCGTTCGCTCTGGCCGTCTGCTCCGCTGTGATCGCGCTCTCTGCCGTCCCTACTCGGGTCGTCAAAGCGTTGGCCGTGCTGATGATGGCGTTATCAGCGTTCACACGGGCGGTAGTTTCGCTGGTGATCCTGCCTTCTGCTGTGGTGATTTTCCCTTCTGCTGTAGTCACGCGAGCCGTCAAAGCATTGGCCGTTGTTACGATGGCACTGTCAGCATCAGCGCGGGCGGTCTGCTCGCTGGTTATCGCGCCTTCCGCCGTGGTGACGCGAGCCGCAAGTGCATTGGCTGTCCCAACGATGGCGCTGTCGGCATTCGCTCGGGTGGTGGCCTCCTGCGCGATGCTGGCGGCTACGGTGTTGACCTCGGTGATATCCTCAAGGCGAACCAGCGAGAGGCGCGTCACTTGGTTCGTGTTGCCCATATAGTTAGCGTACATCAACGGGCGCATAAAAGCCGCGTCACTTCGTATTTGCGAACCGTTAAACTCGGCCGATTTTTCAACCCAAGTGTCAGCCGGGATAGAACCGGCGGGTCCGCCAAACGAAAAGTAGTGGTTCGGGTTTACGAACCCTCCGCCGTTGGGGTTTGAAGGTACAATGTTCCCATTGGCGCTATAGGCAGTTATGCCAAGATAGAGCTGGCCCGAAACCGCCGCAGCGTTGAGTTTCAAGCGGTAGGTCAGCTTGTAGCGGCGATTGCGAGCAATCGCCCAACGGCGGCGGGTGCGAATGGTCTGATAGCCTGTGGCTACAAGGTCTTTACCTCCGACTTCTGGGTCGGTGCTATCTACAAACTCGCGTTGACCGGCGGCAAGGTCCATAGGTTGTAGCACAACGAAACCGCTGCCCGAAATGGTCAACGTATCCGGCCCGCGTTCAAGAGCGTTGTCGTCGCTCATGGCAATCGCATTGTCGTCAGCGTCACTGATCTCTGAACGCAACTCGGTCTTTGCAGCGGCTAGAACGCTATCTGACCCTGACTTGGTGTAATAGTTTTGGGACAGGTTCGCCTCGCCAGTGCCAACGCGGCTAGTCAGCGCTGTGACGGTGCCAGCGATGGCCGAGTCATCATTTGCCCTTGCAGTAGCTTCGGACGTGATAGCCCCTTCTGCAGTCCCGACACGGGCGGCAAGAGCGTTGGCTGTCCCAACGATGGCGCTATCAGCGTCTGCGCGGGCTGTTTGTTCCGCTGTGATTGCACCCTCGGCAGTCCCCACGCGGGTTGTCAAAGTAGAAACTGTCCCGGTGATCGCCGTATCTGCATCTGCCCGCGTCGCCTGTTCTGTCGCGATTGCGGCCTCACTGGCCCCTATCCGAGAGACTGCAGCAGATAGGCTGTTTGTCAGGCTGGTGTCCGCGCTCGTGCGCGCGGTCTGCTCGGTTGTTATGCCATTCTCTGCGGCTGTGACGCGGCCTGTGATGTCATCAAATGACAACCCGATGTCGGCTTGCGCGGTCGTCAGATCACTCCTCACGCCATCTATTTCGGTTTCCGCAGCGGTGAGGTCCGTTCTTACGCCGCTTATCGACGTATTTAGTGATGCTTGCGCGGTCGTCAGGTCACTCCTCACGCCATCTATTTCGGTTTCCGCAGCGGTGAGGTCCGTTCTTACACCGCTTATCGACGTATTTAGTGATGCTTGCGCGGTCGTCAGGTCACTCCTCACGCCGCTTATCTCAGCGCCAAGGTTGTTATCAGCAAGCGCCAGCGACGGCAGATCGCCCAGAAAGTTACCGACAAGCAGGTTCAGATTGCCCGCAACGGTGTTCGCGCTGTTAATAGCGCTTGTGGCGGAGGTCTGCGCTGCCTCGATCGCTACATCTTTGGCAGTCAGGGCGTTCTGAACTTCTAGCAGTATGCCGGGCTTGTCGATGGCAGCCACGGCCGCGTTGATCGCACCACTGGACACGGTGCGGAACAGCTTCGATGTGGTCGAGGTCAAGTCTTTGAAGCGCACGGCCCGGTTGGGATCGTCAGGCTTGCGGATGCCCAGCAGAACCTCGGTCCGCTCGCGGAAGATCCTGTCATCGCCCGCGTTCATGCGCCCATCAGGGATGCAATGCCCTCTCCAAGAGTTGCCATGGTCACGGTGGTCGTGGTGGTGATGGTCACGCGGTAACGGTCGGTCAGGTATCCCCCAGGCAGGCGCCCGATTGCGTTCGGGGTGGTTATTGTGTCGACCAGCACATCATCGTCATAGACGGCAAGGGTCGCCACCGCGCCACCGGGCAGGGGGAGGGCCGTGTCAAGGCGTGCGGCCCCGTAATTGGTCAACTGCGCGCTCTGGAATAGCTTGGATCGCCACACGGCCGTCAGAGCCGTTCCTGTCGGGCTGTCGAACCGCCTGATTGTGCGCCCATCGCTGCCCAGAACGTAGAGGCGGCTGGTCGCAATGTCGAAAATCACGTCAACACCGGTGGTGTCTGCCAGCAGGTAGAAGGATTGCTCGCCTGTCAGGTCGATGAACCCCAGCTTTCGGCCCGCGCTCGTGTCGTGCAGGAAGGCGTAGCGGCCCTCATACTGCGATGCGACCATGGTAGCCGGGTTGAACGCCTGCCAGTCGTCGCGGGTGAAGAGTTGACGGGTGACAAGCTGCGGACCGTCGGACGATATGATGACCAGCCCATCGTTTGAGGGATAGGCGGCGGCATATCCCATATCGACCACGCCGCGCGCCGACACGCACGGCAGGTTTTCTTCGACCTTCTGCATCGCCATGGAATCGGGATGGATGCCAGACACAGTGTAGGGCTGTCCGGTGGTCAGAACGGCAAGGGTGGATCCGAACGCCACAAGGGCCACGATCTGCACATCGGTCGTCAGGCTGTATTTCTTCGGCCATGCGTGGGGGATGTAGGGCTCGCAGAAATAGAGGTCGCGCCCGCTGAACCCGGCGATGATGCCGTTGGGCATGGCGGTGAAGCCTTTGATCGAGGCGACGGGCGTGTCGTAGTCCAGCGACGGCAGCGGGTTCTGAATAGGGAACGCGGCCTCGGCATAGTCAAAGGTCGTGGCGATGGCAGTAATCTCGGCCACAAAGAACAACTCTGTACCACCGGCGGCGTCGGTCACGCTGCGATAGATGCGCTTGCGGTTGATCGCGCGGCCGGTGGGTGCGGTCGAGAACCCGGACAGGCGGATCGTGACGCCTGGCGAATAGGCGATGCTGCTGGACAAGGCGGCCGGTGCGCTCTCTTCATCGAGGGTCGTAACCCAAGTGTAGGTGAACCGGACATCTTCGCGCAAATTGGCGTCAACCGTGCCGGCCTGCAAGGCCACGGTCGCGTTGACAGCGGGGGGGGGCATGGCAAGTGCATAGCTGAAGCCTGACCCTTCCACGCGGGGCGCTCCGTCTCCACTGACATAGAAGCGATCTGTAGCAACGGGACCGGCCACGACAATTGCGGTGGCGGGATAGCCCTGCAAAGCCCCTGTGACGATCTGCATGCGCTCTGCTACGGTCGCAAGCGTCTGCTGTGTCGTCTCACCACGGAAGGGCACCAGCGCACCGGACCGCAGGCGACAGTTGATTGAATATGTGGCGGCATTGTCCGGCAGGTAGCGTTCATCCACCTTTGGCTGCATGCCGCTGAAACCTGCAATCTGGATCATGTCAGAACCACACTGTCTTGGTGCGTATTGGCGCACGTTGCTGGCCTGATACGCTACCTTCGCCGCCGTATGGTGCCTTTTGCTCAAACATAATCCGGTACTTTTCTGCCATGCGAGGATCGCTGTACGATTGGTTCTTTTGGTCTAGGATGCGGGCAAGCGCGCCGCGTGCGATGGTCTCGGCATGTTGCTGATACATAAACAGCGGCACCTGATCGTAATAGTTGTCCATCCCTACTGCACCGTTTTGCCCGAACGCAGTCCCATTCACAGGTTTCAGGAACGCGGACACCTTTAGGGAACCATCACCGCTTGGGATCGTCTGTACGGATTGTGGTGTCTCTTGGGTCAGGTATTTCGGGTTTCCAGCCATGTCGGCTTCGTTGCGTGTGAAGTCGGTGTAGGCCACTGGCATAAGCCGATCACCGTTGAACTCGGCAAACTCAATCTTGTGAATACAGGCATAACTTGGGGTCACGACAACAACATCACCAGCCGCGATGTCCTGCGTCAGCAATTCGCGCCAGCATAGAGTGCGCTCACAAAACTCGATTGCAGAAAGGCGTAGGTTTTGCGCTGCAACCATATTGGGACACCCAACAGCCAGAGGCAGCACCAGCGGCAAAAACAGGTTAAGTGGGGTCATTGTAGTTGGCATTAGGGCTACCTCTTAGGGGTCATGCCCCAACGCGTGTATTGGGATTGATCGAGGCTTCGTTTTGCATGTCGATACCGAACGTCTGTGCAAACTGCTGGTAATGGGCCATAGCGCGCTGCGGTGCGCCCGGCACCTGAATGTCCTTCGAGAAAGCCCGCGACAAAACGTAGTCAACAATCGCGTTCAGATACATATCATCCATGTCCACAACGGTTGTGTACCCGGCAAGAACAAGAGGGTTTGCCGGTCCAACTATGACGGATGGGCGCTTTGCAACGACGGCCTCGATCTTGCCTGTGCCAGTATTCCCGGGCGCGACGTAGTATTCGCGGGGCAAAGCTGGATCATCAATGACGTGTGCAACCTCAATCTGATAAGGCAAGGTTACAGTATTCTGCCATCCGGGGATTGAGGCATCTAAGATTTCACGCGCAATCGGGGTGATAGTATTGCCCCTTGCGCTGATCACCTCACCTGTGGCGGTAACATTACAATTTACGCGCAGCATCGCAGAATACTGAGGGTCAAGCACTTGCCGCGTGCCTGGAATAAGTGTCAGCACGACCGACTTTGATACGGCATGTGGAGCCTGAATAGTGACCTCTCGCATGGCGTCGTTCAGCCAGTCCAGCAGTTCGGTAAACAGCCACCGCTTACCGCTTGCGTCACTCAAGATGGTAGATGCGCGTCCGAGAACGTCTTTGGCGGTAAAGGCCATGGCTGCTTACTCCTGCGGGTGACGATCAGTCGGGCTTGGTTGCGGCATCTTCGTCGCGCTGCGTTTGGATGCGGCTGCGCAACAGTTCTTCGCCAGCGTTGCCGCGTGGCGCTTCGCCCAATTCTGCGGCGTAGATCGCCCGCAGCTGGTCGAGGTCAGCATCTTCAAGGGTCACGTCAGCGGGGGCAGCCCCACCAGCCTCACCCCCGCTTTCGCTCTTGGCCTTCGGGGCGGGTTCTTCGTCCGCGCCCTCGTCAACCAACTGGAAGCCTTCCTCGATGTGAAGAAAGCTGTTCAGGTGAACGGAGTCGGTTACATCAGCCACATGGGGGGAACCTTCGTTCTCGTCCGCTGGCTTGAAATTATAGGTCTTACCCGTGGGGTTCGACGGCGTGATCGGCATCAGGATTGCTGTGCCGCCCTTGCGCTTGATGGTGTGTTCAACGTTTGCCATGGGATCAGTCCTTGTGATGGTGGGGCTTAGAGGATCAGGCGGCCTGATAGGACAGCTTGAGGGTGATCTTGCCTGCGCCAGCGGCTTCGTTTGCTGACAGCTTGACGCCGACACCGCGATCAACCTCGGCAGCGGCGAGGCCGAACAGGGTTTCATTCGATGCGGACGCGGCTGCATTCTTGGCAGTTGCGGCGATGATGGTACTGCCGACAGTGCGCGCATCTACCTTGTCGCCATACTCACCGGTCAGGAACCCGACATCGAGGGTGGCGACAGCGGCGACACCGGATGTCAGCAGTTCGACGCCGACCAGCTTGCAACGGGCAGGCAGCACGGCCAGTTCGATCACGTCTGTTGCGGTCGCGTATGCAGCAGTGACGGCGTATTGAACAAGTTGGGTATAGACCTCGCCCGCATGATCGGGGGTTGCGGCAGTGATCGTGTTCACGTTCTTGGATTGAAAAGTCGGCATGATGTGGCTCCTTGGCCCGATGTGACGTTAAAGGCGAAGGCCCCGGTTAAGGGGCCTTGCCGGATCAGTTCGGCGCTTTGGCGGCCGTGTCGACGGCGATCACACCGAAGTCGGAGCCAGCGCCACCTTGGGACTTGTAGCGGGTCTTTTTGAAACCGCAGATCATGCCGGCAGCGATGCCGACCTTGCTCTTATAGTCGGTCAGTTCTTCCACCCAGGTCATGCGGGCACCGTTGCCACCACCGTAAGCGATGGTTCCAGCCTGACGGCCCATGAAAAGGGCGCGGGCTGCGGCGACATTGGAACCTGCGCCATAGTCGCTGAACCGGCGCACGTTGGTGTGCTCCTGCAAGACGACGTTGTTAATCATGCCCTTGTTGCCAGAGAAGATGTTGTTCTCCTTGCCGCGTGCGCCAGCCACCTTCTGGATCTCGTTCCAGTCGTTCGGTGCTGTGCTGGTGCGCAGGTCATAGTTCTGGTCGGGGTTCATCAGCATGACGAAGTGATCCGCACCGTCGACCTTGACCGGACGCATGGCGACGACGTTCGGGTCGCGTGCGTTCAGCATCATGGCGCGGTTGGATACGCGCTCAATCACACCCACAGACATCTTGTCAGTTGCAGCAATCGTCA